GAAGCATTACATATAAGATATCACCAACAGGGGTTGACACATGGTGAAGATGTTGTTATAATAAATACAGATGAGTGATTGATCATCGCTCATGGAAGTGGCAGAATAACCCTGTTGGAATTTGGCGGGGTAATGCATCAAGTTAGAGGTGGTACTCGCCCTCCCTAAAGGAGGTGAACCTTCACCAGAGGAACTTGAGTTGAGCAGTACAAATTTTCGCTTTAGCGATTCCCTGTTCATGTCGGTACGATAAGTAATCCTTCCTTCCCCTTTTCGTTATAACATAGGAGATCCTTCGGGGTCTCCTCTCCTTTTGTTATTATTCGATATGTAAGACCTCTTCACAGAGGTCTTTTTTTTATGCTAAATTATTATAATGACACTAACAACTAACCAAATCCTTCGCATATACATGAAGGCAAGAGAAAATAAAAAACCTAACCCACCCCGTAAACACCACAACTTAGCGACATACGGATGAAAGAGTTCTGGAAAGTATGGAAGTATGCCTTAGGTTCTTTCAATGATGAGACAACAAAGAAGTATGACAACTGGATCTGTATTATAAGAACCATAGTCATGGTTCAACTTGTAATTACTAACTGTTTTATTATTGGTGGTAATATCAGGCATTGGAATGACCATCACATTCCCCCATCTTATGATAAATCTTATAAATAATAATATAAAAACACAGATAACAGATGTCTATAGCAAGAAACGCAGAGTTTGATAGCTCTGTTAGTAACACACTAAAAGAAAAAGACGGTATACTTTCTGATGCTGCTGACGCTACTGCTCTTGATTCAACAAATTCCAATCCTACATGGAGATTTAGAGAAAGACTTCTAAAGAAGATTGATAGAACTGCTTTTGATGAGAGGATTGACTACTGGAGAAAGCAGGAGATGGCAAAGAAAACAGTACTAGCAGACAGAGATTACATGGAGAAGCAGAAGACAATCAATGGTGCTTATCCTTCTAGTTGATATAATATAAGAAGTTTGATATAATTATAAGATGATATTATGGACAGAACAGTTTGTCCTGACGGATAGTACTGTCAAAAATTTGAAGAACAGATACAGAGACCCTTACTTTTTGAAGGGTGATCCTGATTGGGGACAACATTACACAGGTTACCATAAGAATCCTAACAACACTGCTAACACAGTGGATGGTAACTTTGTAGATAAAGATCTACTTCAACTCTATGTACCAAAACTGAAGGAAGTTCTACAAAAAATTGGATTGTATAATAATAAATCTATATTCAGTTACAGTAGTATTTGGGGACAACTATATACAAGGGAACTAAGTGCGATTATTGATGTTCATAATCACTATAAGCATCCTAGTCAACTGGTTTCTTGGGTGCATTTCGTTGATGTTCCAAAACAAAAGTGCTTCTACTTTATGTTAGGAGATCAGAAAGTATACCCCAATACACAAGAAACTTCTGATATAATATTTTATCCATCCTATGCACTACATGGTGTTGATAAGATGGTTGAAGGCGATGACAGGTTTGTTGTTGCAGGAAACATAGTACAAATGAATTCATGAAAGCAGTTCTATGGTCTAGGGATAACTGTCAGTGGTGTGAAAGAGTCAAACAACTCTTTACTGCTACTAAGATAGAGTACCTAGAGTACAAACTGGACAAAGACTTTACTCGTCACCAGTTTTATGAAGAGTTTGAGGAGGGTGCTACCTTTCCACAAGTTCAAATTGATAACAAATACATAGGCGGATGCAAGGACACACTACATCATCTCCAAGATCTAAAAATGATCTAAACAAAGGGTCAGTTTTTCTCCTATCAAGGAAAAGAAAAACCAAACCTGTATTTTCTGTGCTACTATGGGGCATGAGAATAACACTACATATACAAAGGGAGAATTAAATGGAACTAAACGTTACCGCAGTTCTTATTGCAATGAGTGTAATGATTTTATTCCTTACCATTGGTATAGGTCTTGTTATAGGGTATCTTGTACGAGCATATATACATGACGTGACACCTCAGTATACTCATCCTGAGATGTACGATGAAAATGGTAACCCCATTGCTGATGAGTTGATCGCCTTTCGATTCGAGAATGGCAAACCTGAACTAGATGATCTTGAAGACTAATTATGGCAAAACTACCACCCAATCCCCTTGTATCTGAGATACTCAGAGCAGCTCATGGTGCTAAAACTGTTGAAAAAAAAGTACAAATACTTTCTCAATATAAGAGAGATGATGTCAAAGCATGTTTGATATGGAACTTTGATAAAGCAATTAGAAGTGCTATCCCAGAGGGAGATGTACCTTACAAACCTAATGATGCTCCAATCGGAGTTGACGGAGGACACACACGTTTGATTCAAGAGTGGAAATCTCTTTACAACTTTATTAGAGGTGGCAATCCTAGACTATCTCAAATGAAACGTGAGACAATGTTAGTTCAAATATTAGAAGCATTACATAAAGACGAGGCAGAAATTTTAGTTCTTATAAAAGATGGAGAACTACAAAGCAAGTATCGTATCAGTAGAAACGTAGTAGAGAAAGCATATCCGGAGATACATTGGAAGGATAGGTGAAGTTCCTAATTGATCTAACAGATCATTGCAACTCCAAGTGTCCTTTATGTGCTAGACATAAGACCTCATACAATGATGAGGTAGCGGTCTTGAAACCAGACCCATCTATGAATCGCTCTTCCATATCACTCGCTGATTGGAAGAGATGGTTTCCTATTGAGACTCTTAGAAGGACAGAACTAATATATTTTCAAGGATCATTTGGTGAACCATCATTGAATGAGGATTTGTTAGACATATATTCTTATACTCTCAACGCTAACAGTAATATCATCTTCCAGATGAGCACTAATGGTGGCACACGAGACCAAGAGTTCTGGGGTAGACTCGGTGCTCTTATGGGTTCCTCACATAGAGATAGTTTTCTCATCTTTTCAATTGATGGTTTGAAAGATACACTACAGCAGTACAGAGTAGGTGTAGATTATAACAAAGTTATAGACAGTGCTAGAGCATTTATAAAGGCAGGAGGTCCTGCTGTCTGGAGGATGCTAGTATTCAAACACAACCAGCATCAGGTCAAGAGATGTAGAACTCTCAGTAAATTGATGGGGTTCAAAGACTTCAGACATACTAATGTAAATGATCTATATGATGCTAGTGGTAAGGGAGATGGTACATTTACATACAAATACAAAGGAGTGGTACATAAACTTGAAGGTGTTGATGGGCATGTGTTCCAGCAGCCACCCGCAGCAGAGGACACAGAGATTGATTGTAGATATGGTCATGGTATAAAGAGTCCAGGTCAACTTAGGATAGACAGTCGTGGTATTGTTCATGCCTGTTGCTTCCACCAGAGTAGACTACGCTTCTTCTATCCCGACTATTATGTCCATGGTAATATAGATTCTCCTGCCATCTACAGAGAGATAAACAATCCCAACAAAGGTGTAGGTGCTGAGTATATGCAGAAGGTGTTCTACGATAGTATGATTCCACTCATAGAGAATCAAGGTGGATTGAAATCTTTATCTTTAAAACATAATTCTCTTGAAGATGTATTACATACCCCGTTATTCCAGTGTACGCTTGTAGAGTCATGGAAAACCAGACCACATATATGTTCGGATTACTGTGGAGTAAAAAGAAAGAATGTATCAATTGATACACAATAGGTTGTCTAAATAAGGGTAGTATGTTAGCATACTCATACGTTCATCCTCTTTGGAGGACGCAAGTAAGCCGACTCGGAACGGAACGTTCATCCTCAATATGGAATTATTGATCGCTGGTATCTTTAGATGTCATAATGCAGCAGAGTTGATCTACAGAATCGCTCATGATGATGTGACACCAAGGGAAGATAGAATCGAACTGATTCAAATGACCATGAAGAATACAAAGGGCAATTGTTTCTTTGAATATGTTGAGGACGCAAAAGTTGACTGAAGGAACGGGGACTAAAAAACCCTACTACTTTGGAGAAACCCAATGGCACAAGTCACTTATCGTGGTGTCGAGTATGACACTGACAGGAACAAAACTCAGAAGACTAACAAAGTCAAACTAACTTATCGTGGAATAAAGTTAGAGAAAGCTGTAACAGCATAGAACTGAGTAACATCCGATACAAGGAGGGTATTGCACCCTCCTTTTTTTTATGCTATGATTTTATTATTGATTTTATTATTATGGAACAACTCACACACAGAGAAAAATTAGACCAGATGGATATGGTCTGCCCTGCTCAAAACTTCACAGCAAGGGAGGTATTTGCCATGTATCATTACATGGAACATGTATTTGAAGATGATGTTGAAAAATTTTTCAAGGGATTTGGCAAAGAGGATGACGCATGTTGGGATGAGCAAGCATCACGCTCTGCACATAAAAAATTAGTTGACATGACTAATTATTGTTACGAAGAGGGTTTTGTGAGAGTTGATGACGTTGACTAATGGATAGAGACAGATTAAAAGTTATTGTCACTGACTTAGAGATGCTACTCTCTGCACTCAAAGCAGAAGTATGGAGTGACACAACCACCTATAAATACGATGACGTAGATCCTCATGAGTTGGACTACGACGAAGATTTCGAGGGAACATGAACGTCAAATTAGTAAGCATCACACCTGATGCTGAAAAAACTATGGCATATATTGCTAGAGTTTCCAATCCAAATAATCAAGAGAACGAAAAGTATGCAGGTCTCTTGAAGTATTGTATTACACATAATCATTGGTCTGTTTTTGAACAGGCAACAATGACCTTAGAGATAGAGACTACACGTGCCATAGCAGCACAGATTCTAAGGCATAGATCATTCACATTCCAAGAGTTCAGTCAGAGATATGCTGATACAAAACTTCTTGAGACAATTGAATTACCTGAATTGAGAAGGCAAGACAATAAGAATAGACAGAATAGTATTGATGATTTAGATCCTAAGGTTGTTGATACATTGAATAGGCAAATGAACACATTATTCAGCAGTGCATTTGCATTATATAATCAGATGCTTGAGAGTGGTGTAGCAAAAGAGTGTGCTCGAATGGTTCTACCATTATGCACCCCTACAAAACTTTACATGACAGGGTCTTGTCGGTCTTGGATACACTACATAAACTTAAGATCTGCACACGG